ATGGTGCTTTTATACCCCAAAACGCCAGCGTAAGTCATGATTAAGTCGGAACCGGACAAAGATGGTGCAGATGTGATTGACATCGGCTCTAATCGGCTGCAATCGGAAATTTTGGCGAGATCAGCTCCACGTATCCACTCTCCACTTAATGATTTGCCATCAAAAGGCTTTGAGCTGATTGATTTTGCTGAGAGATTCATTCCGGGCGGCTTTATGCCGTGGCAAAAATGGCTGGCCGAACATAGCTTGAAGGTGAAACCCGATGGCAGATGGCAGCATCCCATTTCGGTGGCAATGCTTCCACGGCAACAAGGAAAATCAACGTACATGCTCGCATTGATTGCGATGGGATTGTTCGAATGGAATGAGAAGCTTCAGATTTCATCAGCTCACCGATTGGTCACATCGTTGGAGCAATTTCGTCAAATCGTCGGAATGATTGAAGCTCACGACGATCTTGCGAAACAAGTCAAGCGAATTCGCTGGCAACATGGAGCCGAAGAGATTGAAACAAATCACGGAACCCGATTCTTGATTAAGGCCGGCGGTTCAGCGGCTCGCGGTGCGTCTCCAACAAAGGTGCTTTTGGATGAGCTGCGAGAAATGCACGATCTTGAATCGTTCGCTTCATTGCGCTTTGCTTTGATGGCTGCAAAGAATCCTTCAGTCAATGCTTTTACGAATGCCGGAGATTCGCACAGCGTTGTGCTTCAAATGCTCAGAGAGCGCGGATTGGCTGCCGCAGCTGGAGCAGACGACGATATTGGCTATTTTGAGTGGTCTGCTCCGACGGATGAGATTACGTACGAAAATGCGGCTTCATGCACTCCGGCACTTGGAATCACAATCCATCCGGACAATTTGCGAGCAATTCTCAATGATCCGCCGGAAGTTGTATTGACTGAGGTGTTGTGCAGATTTGTCCAGACAATTTCCAGCGTGGTCGGTGCAACCGAATGGAATCAGTGTCTTGAAGAGAATGTTGATCTTGATGAAGAGAAGCTGACATGGCTTGCAATTGATTGCTCACCGGATCGCAGATCGGCGGCACTGGTTGGCGCCCAAAAACTAGGAAATGAGAAATTTGTTGTCAAGCTTCTCCATACTTGGGAAAACTCAGTTCAACTCGATGATCGTGAGATTGCCAATGAAGCTGCAAAGTATTGCCGCAAATATCCAATTGAACATTTGCTTTACAGCCGCCGAACAAGTGGCGCGGTCGCCGCAAGGCTTCAGCCGGCCGGAATTCCAATTCTGGACATGGATTCAAGTTATCCTCAAAGCTGCGATGAGTTATTGGGTGCAATCAACTCTGGACGCCTACGCCATCGAGGACAAAGCGAGCTGACAATCCAAATGCTTTCAGCTGTGCAATTGCGACGTGGCGATGGTGGCTGGGTTATTGGAAGGCGTGCCAGCGGCGTAGTCTGTGCGGCCGTAGCAACAGCTTTGGTGACACACTTTGCGACACGCCCAGAGACGGAGATTGACATTTTGGTCGGTTGATGCAAGGCATCTGAAAAAATTGGCGCATGGGATTATTCGATCGTAAGCGCAGACTCGAAGCTGTTGCGCCTACGCGCGGCGCCGATATAGCTGCACAGATTGGCCCGGCTCCAACGCTTGATGCTTTCTTTCCTTTTGGCGGAGCTGATTATCTTGCAAGCCGCGAAGAGGCTATGAGTGTGCCAGCAATCGCGCGCGCACGAAATATGATTTGTAATTCAATCGCCACAGTGCCGCTTATCACTCGCGACAAAACAACTGGACAAATTGTAGATCAACCTGTTGTGATTTCTGATCCGGATAAAAGAGTCCCGGGTGCAGCATCGTGGGTCTGGGCTTGTGAAGATTTATTATTTACAGGCTTTTCATATTTTCAGATTATAGATTTATTCGCGGACACCGGACGTGTTCGCCAGATGTGGCGCGTTGCACCAAATCGCGTCGGCGTATTCTTAAATTCAATTGGAACACAGATTGAGTATTACACAGTTGATGGATCACGTGTTCCGATGTCCGGAGTCGGTTCACTCGTGGTGTTTTATGGCAACGATGAAGGATTATTGAATCGAGCTGGACGAACAATTCGCGCTGGTGCAGAGCTTGAAAGAGCAGCTGCAATGTACGCGCGTGAACCTGTTCCATCGATGGTGCTTAAATCAAATGGCACAGCGTTGCCAGCTGATCGCATAGCGAAATTGCTTGACGCTTGGGGTGCAGCTCGCCGAAATCGTGGCACAGCTTTCCTCAATGCAGACATCACAATGGAAACAGTTGGCTTTACACCGGAGCAAATTGGTCTCAACGCCGCACGCGAAATCATCGCAACAGAATTGGCAAGAGCTGTGGGAATTCCGGCTTACTTCATTGACGCGCCGACAGGATCATCCATGACTTATGCAAACGCCAGCGCGGCGCGTCAAACCTTGTTGGACTTCTCACTTCTTCCGCTGATGAATAGCATTTCCAGTCGTTTATCAATGCCAGATTTTACTCCATCAACACAGCGCGTGGAATTTGATTTGAAGGCGTACTTGCGCGGATCAGAAAAAGAGCGCGCAGAAATTTACAAGATTTTATTTGACATCGGAGCAATCACAACCGAAGAAATCAGACAAATGGAGGACATGATCTCATGAAGCTAACAACACCTATGCAAATTACGGCAGCTGATTCGGATTCACGAACAATCACCGGCCGCATTGTTGCATTTAACGAGCAAGCAAATGCTTCCACTGGCAAAGTTGTTTTCGAACGTGGATCAATTCAGCCACAAGATGTTTTCTTAAACCTTGAGCATGACAACACACGCAGAATTGGCCGCAGCGTGGCCATGAGCGTTAATGACAAGGAAATGACAGCGACTTTCAAAATCGCTAACACCACAGCCGGCACTGATGCTCTTGAAGAGGCAATGACTGGATTAAGAGACGGATTCTCAATTGAACTAGCTGTAGAAAATTATGAAATGCAAAAAGATGGCGTGATGAGAGTGACAAATGGTCAGCTCACAGCCGTTGCATTGGTTACTGAACCGGCCGTTCGCTCCGCAAGAGTTAGCGAAGTAGCCGCATCACAAGATTCTGAAACTGAAGAAGGATCAGATATAACAAACCCAAATGAAGGAGACAAAGTGGAAAACACTACCGAACAAGCCGCTCCTGCCGTTGAACCGGTAGCAGCTCCAGCAGTCGAACCTGTACAAGCATCACGTCCAGCTTATTACAGCGCACCACGCTCACCAATTGTGAACAAGGTTGATTATCTTGAGCACTACTTACGCGCAAGCATTTTGCATGATGAAGATTCTCGTCAATATGTAAAAGCCGCAGACAACACAACATCAACAGCTCCCGGAATGATTCCAACACCACAAAGCACACAGGTAATCAATGCACTTGCCAATGCTGATCGTGGAACAATTGATGGCATCAGCCGCGAAACTTTAGTGGCCGAAGGAATGACATTCGAGTTGCCGCGTGTGACCGCTGTGCCAAGTGTTGATGCAATCAATGAAAATGCAGCAATCACAGAGTCATCACTCTCAGCAACATTTCTTTCAGTATCAGTTCAACCATTCAAAGGCCGCGCAATTTCAACAGTTGAGCTCATCGACCGCAGCCGTCCAGAATATCTTGCAGCTCTACTTCAGAATCTTGAATTTGCTTATGCAAAAGAAACTGACGAATACGCTCTTGCAGCAATGCAAGCTGCAGTTACTACCACAACAGCTCAGGCAGCAAATACAGCAACAGGATTCTTGGGATATACATCTCAAGCCGCTGCGGCTGTTTATGGATCATCACTTGGATTTGCACGTTCACTCATCGTTTCACCAACACAATGGGGAAACATCATGGGTTACAACGACAATGGAGCGCCTCTCTACAATGCAGCACAACCTAGCAACGCGGCTGGAAATGTCCGCGGCGATAGCTTGCGCGGCGTAGTTTCTCCGGGCTTAAATCTTTACGTATCACGTTCATTTGGTAACGCTGGTACAACAACAGCTTCCGGCGATTCATCAATGGTCGTTGTCAATCCAGATTCATACACATGGTATGAATCTCCTCGCTTTACGCTTCGCACCAATATCAACAGCGATGGAACCATCGATATTCTTTATTATGGTTATGGTGCACTGGCCGCCAAGGTGCCAAATGGTGCGCAATTTAACAATATCGCGTAAATAAATCCCTATCGGTAGCGGTCGCTCCCGAACGCTACTGACACGAAAGGAACCGAGATGCCAGCAATAGTCACAGCCTCACAGCTGAGAAAAATTCTTGGCGTCTCGGTTTCTTTGTATTCGGATGCAGAGCTCGATCAGATAATTGATTCGGCTGAGCAGACGATTCTGCCTTTGCTTACGCAATACCAATCATCGGTGACTTTTGCCAACGTGGATGAATCCGTCATTTATTTCACCACAATGAGGCCAAATTACTTTGTGCCGGGTCAATCAGTTGTTGTTACCGGGGCCGGAGCTTACAACGCGACTTACACAGTCACCG